GTCGGCACTGTGCCGCAGCCCGCGCCGAAAGCCGCGCCGCCGACGGTCGAGTCCGCAGGCAAGGTAACGCCTGCGCCCGCTGAGAATGTGGATTGGCGCAAAATGCGCTCCATGGATGTGCGTGATCGTTCCGCGTTCATGCGCAAGTACATATGAGTTGTTTTTATTGATTAAAGGAGTTGAAAGTAAATGCCGGTAGTAGCAAAGAGCCCGTCGCAGTCTGTGACGTATGAGGCGGTGGGGATTCGGGACGATTACAGCCCGATCATCACGAACATTGATCCGGAGATGTCGTTCTTTCTGTCGAACTTCGGGACGGCGGCGGACGCCGAGAATCTCCATTTTAACTGGATGACGGAAGGGCTCAAGCCCCCGCAGGAGAACGCGAACCTTGAGATGACCGACTACAAGACCGGGAAGGTCGGTTCGGTCGAGCAGCGCGACAATCGCTGTCAGTATTTCATCAATACGGGCAAGGTGTCGGATGCACAGCGCAAGGTGCGCAAGGAGTACAGTCAGCAGGATGAGTTCATCCGGCAGAAGGAGCTTGCGATTAAGCAGCAGGCGCGCGATCTGGAGTATGCGCTCGTCTTTAACAGTGTCAGCCGCGCAGAATCCGGGACGACGCCGGCGCTGACGGGCGGTGTGCCGTACTTCCTCACGGAGGAGATGGAGGCGGTCACGTTTGCGGGCAATGTCGGTGAGACGACGACGCCGCACCGCCTTGAGACGGGCGATTTCGTCTATTTCCGTGCGGTCGGTACGGGCAGCTCGCTCCCGCCCGAGCTCTCGCCGAATCTGCCCTACTATATCCGCAAGGATGCGGTCGATCCGAAGAAGTTCACGCTCTTTCACGATATGGATGCGGCGATCAAGAACGTCGATGTCATTACGCTCTCGGGCACGGGCAGCGGCGTTCACATCGTGAAGAACAACATTGTCGACGCGGGGAATGCCCTCTTCACCGAGGACATGATCAACGACTGCATGGAGATGTGCTATAAGCGCGGCGGGAATCCGACGATCGCCGTGATGAGCGGGCGCAATAAGCGCCGCTTCTCTCAGATCGTGACGGGACAGGCGACGAAGCAGCGCGGCTCGAAGGAAAAGACGGCGGTCAACGTGACGGATGTCTACGAGTCGGATTTCGGCACGATCCGCGCGCAGCAGCACCGCATGTATAAGGACACGCGCATTGACCTCATGGATATGTCGCTGTGGGATCTGAAGTGGTTCCAGCGTCCGCACGAGGTTCAGAATCTGCCGAAGAAGGGCTCGTACGCCGAGTTTGTTCTTGAGGCATGGTTCGGTCTTCAGGGCACGCAGCCGAAGGCGTCGGGGGCAATCCTCAGCATCAAGCGCGCGTAAGTTTTTCGGGGTGGGGGCTATCGAGGAGATAGTCCCTTTTTTATGCAAGGAAAGGAGCAAGACGTGATTCTAAAGCAGAAGCTCTATGAGGAAGACGGGGTGACCGTCCTGCGCAATACGATTGACTGCAAAGATGCGGCGGAGATGGCGCGGGACGTGACGCGTGAGGGCGGGCGGGGGAAGAATATCATCCCCCTTGGGTTTATTCCTCCTGAGTATTGGCAATTCGATCCGTGGCTTGTCGCGGCGCGTCGGGCGCAGCAGGAGGGAGACATGGCGGAATATACGCGTCTCGTGAAGAAGTTCTTCGAGCTTAATCCCGCCTTTGCCGTTCACAGAGACCACACGCGGCGGATTTGGAGCGGAGGTGTAGCGCATGATTGAGGCGGCGCGCGTGCGCGATGAAGTCCGATGGAAGGAAAAGGACATGGACGCGGTTCGGTTCTCGGATTATGAGATATGGGACGCGCTGAATGAGGTGCTGCGCTATGTCGGAAACCGCCTTGCGCATCTCCAAAGCGATGTGACGGAGCGAATGCGGACGTATCGGCAGCGGGACGCTGCGGGTGCGTTCGATGAGGAGGGCGTTCCTTTGCCCGATGATTTCCTGTCTCTGCAAGGCGTCTACCGCATCGGCGGAGAGCGGCGTCTGCGCGCGATCCCTGCAGGAGCGGTGCACGGCGACCTGTTCAAGGTGGCGGGCGATCGGCTCTATGTGCAGGGCGATTTCAAGCTGTGCTACTATGCCGCGCTCAGCGCGGTGCATGAGGGCGACCGCATCCTGCTTCCGGAGGCGTTCTTCGATATGCTCGTGAAGATGACGCGCATGGCGCTGGCGGGTGAAGAGAACGACGCGATGATGCAGGCGGTGATCTCTGAAGTGGAAGCAATCGTGCCGCGCAGGAGATACAACCATATGCGTCTGCGGATGCCGTTCGACCTGTGAGGTGAGTGTATGGACGTAAAGGATGCTGTGAAGGCAATTAAGTCGGCGGGGCACGACATCTCGGATGAGTATAGTGTGGAGGAGTGTCTCGGCTTTCTCAATACGGCGATTCACGAGGTATCGGGGATGCTGATTGCGGCGCGCTCGCCCATGATGGTGGAGGAGATGCTGCTGCACGACGGTGAGAGTGTTCCCGCGCGCTATGTGGCGTCCGCGGGGCAGTATCCGCTGCGCATCACGGGGCAGACGGTAAAGCTCCTCGGCGGTGTACAGGAGGTGCAGTTCCGGTTCTTTCGGAGCAAAGCGCCGCTCGAAAACGAGAAGGGCACGCTCCCGTTCGAGCACGAGGCGTTGAACGATTACGCGGTGAAGGTCGCAGTGCTCTACGCGCTCAATCGCAATGAGTACGACGTTTCGCAGGATAAGGCGCTCTATGACGAGCTGCGGCAGATTCTGATGGAGGCGGTGACAGGTGGCGGCTGAGATACAGAAGAAGATTCTGCGTCCGCCCGACCTGCCGAACGCGATTCAGGGCGACGGGCGGTATCTGCTCGGTTTATTGCGGGATTTTCTCGCGGAGCAGGCGCAGCAGATCAACGCGGCGAACAGCTTCACGGCGGATGAGATCGAGGCGGAGAAACAAGGCAAGATTCTTGCGCCGCGCAATTTTCGCCTGACGTTCACGCGGCTCGGCGGGCGTCTGACGTGGGAGCGGTCGACGGGTAAGGAAGAGGTCGCGCATTATGAGACGCGGACGAACAAGAACGTCGGCAGCGAGGTCGGTCTCCTCGAGCGTACGACGAATACGGAATCGACGCGTCTACCGCTCTCCTATGTGGGGCGTATCTATCTCTTCGCGGTGAATGCAAAGGGCGAGGCGAGCACGCCCGTCGAGCTGGGCTATACCAAGACGCGCCCGACGAAGCCGCAGAACATCGCGATGACCAAGACGCAGGAGGGGACGCTCATCACGTTCCTTGAGGTGCCGCTTGACTGTATGGGCGCGCACATCTACGTCAACGATGTGCGGTACACCTCGGGGGACAATCTCTTTCTCTACACGGGCGGCGCGGTGATTGAGACGCTGCGCATCGCGTATTTTGACCAGTACGGGGACGGTGCGTTTGAGACGGTGCTCTGCGTGATTCCGGATGTGGAGGATTTTCTCGTGGAGCGCAACGGGGCGCAGCTCGACTTCTCATGGAGTCCGCTGCCGATCTACAACGTGCGCTATGAGGTGAAGGTCGGTGTGACGCCCGAATGGGATAAGGCGCTGACACTCTTCGTCACAAAGCTCAACAAGCATCGCTATGTCTATCCGAATACGGGGACGTACTACATGCTCGTCAAGGCGATCGACGAGCACGATAACTACTCGCGGAACGCGGTGTATTTTATGCTCAATAACCTCTCGGATATTCACAAGAACGTGATTATCCGGCTCGATCAGGAAAAGCTCGGGTACGGCGGTGTGAAGCATAATTTCTACTACGATACGGCGCGTCAGGCGCTCCTCCTTGAGAAAAAGGAGCAACGCGGCGAGTACATCATGCCTGTCAAGCTGCCGCAGAAGTATCGCGCGCGCAACTGGCTCGACGGGAGTGTCGTCGGGGAGACGAACAACGATTACCTGTTCGATGACCTAGATTATGCGTGGGAGAGCGAGGCGGCACAAAATACGATGTGGAACGGTACGGTGGGCGATCTGCGCGGCGTCTCCGTGACGTATGAGATTACGCGGCACAGCGAGGCGTTGAAGTCGCGGTACAGTACGCTCATCGACCTCGACAAGGCGCTCGACGCCACAGGGGCGACGCCTGCGGTGCAGTTCGGTAAGCCCTCTTATGCGCCGTCGCGGTGGTGGTCGGGGCTTGTGCTCTCGCCGAGCTGCGAGGTGCAGTACCGGGCGGATATTCCGCGTGTGTTCTCGCTTTCCTTTTGGCTGCGGCTGCGCGACGGGATTTCGGACACGACGA